CGGGTCTGACACGCGGCAGCACATGATGTTGCGGAACCCGGTATCTGGGGCGACGATTGCCGGACAGGCGAGTACGGCGCACGTGGGTCGTGGTGGACGCCGCACGATGGTGTTGTTCGACGAGGTTGCGGCGATGGGGGAGGCGGAGGCGGCCTGGCGGTCTGCTGCTGACGCGACGGCGTGTCGGATTGCGGTGAGTACTCCTCTTGGGAGTGGTACGCACTATGCGACCTTGGTTCGGTTGGCTCGGACGCAGGGTGATCCGAGGTTAGTGGAGCTGCTGTACGAGGAGCATCCGCTGAAGGGTGCGAATGCGGAGGTCCGGGTGGACGTGGACGGGCGTGTGACGGGTGTCGCGGGGTCTGAGTACGTGTGGACGCCGTGGTTGGGTGAGCAGATGAAGCGTCGCGACACGGTGGACATGGCGCAGAACGTGTTTGCGACGGAGGTGGGCAGCGGATCGAACTTCTTCACGCCCGGGGTGGTGACGGCGCACATGAATGAGTTCGGGATGCCCGGGGAGCGGTGCGAGTTGCTCCGTGGTAGGTGGATTCCCGACGGAAATGGCCGTTGGAGGGTGTTCCGGCAGGGGAGTCTCGAGCGGGAGTACGTGATGTTCGCGGATCCGTCGTATGGAACGGGGTCAGCGAACGCGGCTGTGTGCGTGATGGACGCGGAGAGTCGGGAGGTGGTGGCTGAGTTCGTGGATCCGAACATTCCGCCGCACGATCTGGCGAATGAGATGGTGGATGTGGCGATGACGGCGTACCGGGGGCGGCGTCACCCCTTGATTGGGTGGGAGGTGAACGGTCCTGGAGCGGGTCTGCACCATGACTTCCAGCGGATCGGGTATTCGGAGGTCTACCGGCAGCGGATCGTGGGTACGACGACGGAGCGTCTGACGGTGCGGGTCGGTTGGAACTCGAGTCGGAGGGCGAAGCGGACGTTGCTGGCGGGGTTGAGTCGGGCGATGGCGCAGGGTGAGGTTCGGGTTCCGAGCGAGGACACCTTGCGGGAGATGTTGGACTACGTGATCTGCGAGGACGGGGCGATTGAGAGTGCGAGTCGGCGGGATCTGGCGACGGGTGCGAAGGAATCGCACGGTGACCGGGTGATCGCTCTGGCTGGTGCGCTTATGCTGTGCGAGGAGGGCGTGGGTCCGGAGCGTCCGGAGCCTGCCCTGCCTGCGACGGCTTTAGGCGTGCTGTTGAAGCACGACGAGGTGATGCGATGAAGATGAACAAGAACGGCATGAAGGGCTGCGGCGGCAAGTCGAGTTCGCGCAACGGCATGAACGGCGGCAAGGGTGGCGCGAAGGCCGGCGGCAAGGGTGGCGCCCGTGGCGGCGGGAAGAAGATGGGCTACCGCTGATGGCGGCGAAGAAGCGCGGTCCTAGTCTCTCGGTCGGCCGTGGCGAGAAGCTGCCCGTGTCGAAGGGCGCGGGGCTGACCGCGAAGGGCCGTGCGCGGTACAACCGCGAGACCGGGTCGAACCTGAAGGCTCCGCAGCCCGAGGGTGGCGCTCGGAAGAAGTCGTTCTGCGCCCGTTCCGCGGGTTGGACCGGTGAGCGCGGCAAGGCCGCTAGAAAGCGATGGAAGTGCTGATGCCGCGCGACTACAAGGCGGAGTACGCCAAGTTCCACTCCTCGGCGAAGTCGAAGAAGGACCGCGCCTCGAGGAACAGGGTTCGCCGCGAGGCCGAGCGAGAGGGTCGGGTGTCCAAGGGAGACGGCAGGGACGTCGACCATCGGAACGGGAACCCGCGGGACAACCGCAGGTCGAACCTGCGCGTGACGAGCCGTTCCGCCAACAGGGCGAAGCGTTGATGCCGAGGAAGAAGACCAGGACCGTCCGGGTCGATCTTCGGACGCATGAGGATCTGACGCTTCTCGCGGAGCGGTACGCGGGTATCCTCAAGCAGCACGTGAGCATCGCTGACGCGGTGCGTATGGGAGTGTCGCTTCTGGCGTTGAACGCCGAGCGGCGTATAGCGGCCCGCGACGCGGAGTCGCAGAGGGAGGCAACGTGATTTCACTCGTACCGACCGGCAATCTCGGCGGTCTCAACCCGTCCATCGTGTCGGTCTCTCCGATCGCGGGGTCGCGAATTTCCGCCGGCGACCTCGTCATGTTCGACATCTTCGACACGAGCGCGGTGACGGACGCAGCGCAACTCGTGCAATTCGACGATAAGCGGTGTCCGTTCAACGTCGTGGTCCGCAGCCCGGTCGATGCTCCATCCGCATCCGTGTGGGGCGTGGCCCTTTCCGGGGCGGAGATCGGACAGCGGGTCAAGGTCGCAGTGACCGGGCTTGTCAGCGCAACGGTATACGCCTCTGGGGCGTCTCTTGTCGCTGGAGCGTCGGTCGGTCCAGATGCAGTCGGCGGAAGGATGACGCAGGCATCGTCGACGGTTCCGTCGCTCGGCATCTTCATGGGCGTCGTCGCGACGCCGTTCTCGTCTGGCGCGGTGTCGTCGAATCAGTCCGCGACGGGATACGTCCTGTTCGACGGATTCGCGGCGATCGCCAGCGGTTCGGCAAGTGGCGGAGGCGGCGGACTGTCTGGTGCGGTGGCATCTGGAACCGCAAACCAGTTGAACTACGTTCTCAACTCTCCGTCGAACGTCATCGAGTTCGCTGGATCTGACCCGGACTGCTACGGGAACGTCATCTCGGGCGGAGGGAACTCCGTCCAGAAGAACATCATCTACGGAGACACGTCGCTGCGGACCATCAGCGGCGGGTACAACAACGTCATAGGCGTGCAGGGAACCACTGGCAGCACCGCGACGATCGCCAGCACCATCGGCGGCGGCGCGCACCACAGGATCGCACTCAACGCCGACAATGGCGAGAACACCGTCACTCCGGCGGGGACCACGACTCCGGACCACGGCACGATCTGCGGAGGATCCTACGGCCTGATCGCCAATGGTTCCTACGGAACGATCTGCGGCGGGACGATCAACACGATCTACGAGACGGACGCCACTTCAGCGACGGCGACGGGCGCATACGCCTTCATCGGCGGAGGCGTCTACAACATCGTGAGCGGGTCCGGTGGCGTCGTTTCTGGCGGAAACACGAACAAGGTTCTCGCGCAGAACGGGTTCATCGGAGGCGGTGTCAACAACACCATCGACGGATCCAAGGAAGGCGCGAACATCAAGAGTGGAAGCGTGGTCTCTGGAGGCAGCGGGAACACGATCCGATGCGCCGTGCAGGCTTCGATCGTCGGAGGATCCGGGAACAGCATCGGAAGTTCCACCACGGTGGACTACGGGCTCTACGGCTCGATCATCGGCGGAATCAACAACTACATCGGCAACGGCGTGTACGCCCCGTACTCCACCGTGCTCGGCGGATTGGGAAACACGGTCAACTCTTCGACGGCCATTGCCTGCGGACGAAACGCACTCGCGACGAACACGGGGCAGTTCTCGCAGGGAGGACAGCAGTTCGCGGCACTGGGAGACGCCCAGTCATCGGTGTTCGTCATCAAGGTCCAGACGACGGACGCGGCATCCACGACGATGACGTCGATGGGTTCCACTCCCGTGGTTCCGCTGGACACGACATGGGCGTTCAAGTGCATGATCGCCGCGCGAAACACGGGTTCGGATTCGGAAAGCGCCGCATACGAGGTCACTGGCTGCGTTTCCCGTGCTTCTGGAGGAACCATGCGCATCGTCGGTACACCGACCGTCACGACCGTGGCCGAGGATGTTGCGGCATGGAACGTCGCGGTCGCAGTCGGAGGAAGCACCCTTCAGTTCAACGTAACGGGCGAGGTTGGAAAGACCATCCGATGGGTCGGACGGCTCGAAATCTCTGAGGTCACCGGATAAGGATTCGCCATGCCATTCAGCAGCCAGCGCCAGCGCCGATTCATGTTCTCGCAGAAGCCCGCCCTCGCGAAGGAGTTCGCCGAGAAGACGCCGAAGGGCAAGAAGCTGCCTGAGAAGGCCGCGAAGAAGAAGGGTCGCCGCTGATGCTCGTCCCCATCACCGAGCAGGTGTTCGTCCCGATCGGCCGCATCGAGCGCATCTCGATGTTCGGAACGACCGTCAGCATCAAGTACGTCGACCAGCGCGAGGTGGAGCGCATCGAGGGGCAGGACGCGCAGCGCCTGATGATCTGGCTCAACCGCGTCATGGCGGTCCAGGCCCCTGCACCGGAACCGGAACAGAAGCGGAGGAAGTAAGTGCTCGACCTGTCGTTCGACAAGATCCGACTCGAGATCGAAAGCGCCGAGAAGTTCCGCGACGCCCACCTGGCCGACCTGCGGAACATGGTCGAGCGGTATCACGGCCCCTCCTACCGGACGGATCGATCCGATCCGTACACCGATGACCCGGAGAACTTCGGCCACGAGTACGTGAGCCTGGTCCTTCCGCGAATCATCCACGACGTCCCGAAGTTCCGCATCCGCTGCGCCGACGCCATGCTCGACATGGTCGTGGGAAGGCGCATGCAGATCGCCGTCAACCGCTGGGCGCGCATCACCAAGCTGCGCCGAACCCTCGAGCGGATCGGAACGGACATGCTGTTCTCCTACGGCGTGGCCCTGACCGTGAGCGAGCCCCGCCCGGAGGCGCGCCAGATCGACGGCAAGGAACCGTACCTGCCGCGCGTCTACCGGATCAGCCCCGAGCGTTTCTTCATGGATCCCGCCGCCGAGAGCGTGGAGAACGCCCGGTACATGGGCCATTGCTACGCCATCGACAAGAACGACCTGATCGCCAGGGCGGAATCCGACCCGTCCTGGGATCTCGACGCGATCATGGACATCCCTCCGAACACGGACCTCCACGAGGTCCGCGACGAGGAGGGACGCAACGTCGAGGACCGGCAGGAGATGGCCGTCTACGAGGTGTGGGTCCCCGAGGCCGACCAGGCCGCGGCCGAAATGATCGACGAGGTCATCGGCCCGGGCATGGTCAACGGGACCATCTACACGTTCGTCAAGGGCCGCGCCAAGACGAGCAAGTTCGAGGGATACATCCGCAAGCCGATCCCGTACTTCGGCCCCCGCCAGGGTCCGTACACGGTGTTCGGGGTGTACACCGTCCCCGACGACCCGTACCCGCTGTCGCCGCTGATGGCGATCCAGTCGCAGGTCAACGACCTCAACGCCCACCTCGTCAGCGTCCGCTCGAGCGCCGCCAGCTACAAGCGGCTCATCATGGTGGACTCGAGGAACCACAAGCTGGCGCAGGACATCAAGGACCGACCCCACGACTACATCGTCCTGTCCGAGTCGCTCGACAAGGACAAGGTCGTGAACCTCGAGATCGGCGGCATCACGCCGCAGCAGGTTCAGTACTCGCAGATCGCGCAGGACCGCCTCGACCGGGTGTCGGGCATCCACGACGCCATGCGCGGCAACATCCAGGGAGCGGCCACGGCCACGGAGGTCGCGGTCGCCGAGAGTAGCGCCACCATGCGGATGGCCCACCTCAAGCGGCAGTTCCAGGAGGCGGTCGACGACCTCGGTCGCGCCGTCTGCTGGTACATGTGGCACGACGACCGCGTGGTCCTTCCCCTCGGCAAGGAGGGCGTCGCCGCCCTGCTCGAGGCCAACCCCGTGTTCCAGGGCGGAGTCCGCATGCCGGGCTGGGAGGATCTCGAGGTGTCGGTGGATGCCTACAGCATGGAGCGGGTGAGCGAGTCGCTCGTCCAGAAGCGGGCGATGGAGCTGCTCCAGATCACGACGTCCGTCGCCCAGGGCATGGTCGCGATGCCTTTCGTCAAGTGGCGCGAGATCCTGTCCGTGGTCGGTGACGCACTCAACGTCCCGCATCTGGCGGAACTGATCGACCAGAACGCGATCGCCCAGATGCAGCAGCAACAGCAGCAGATGCAGGCCGCCGAGGCACAGGCTCCCCGCCCGGCGTCCGACAGGCGGAACGCAATGGGTGAGCCGAATCCGATTCCCGCCTCGAGCATGGCAGGGATCGCAGGGGCGGCGAACAGGGCATGAAGTACGAGTTCACCGACGACGATGGAAATCTCATCGAAATTGAAATGCCGATGCGCGAAGCGCCGAGCATCGGCAGTATCATCGAACGTGACGGGAGGCGTCTGACCCGCATCGCCAGCGCGATGCAGGTCGATCCGGGGACAAATCGTTCGCAGTATCCGTACGTGAGCAACTCCTTGCCGAGGAACCTCACGGGCTGCAAGACGACGAAACTCGGGAAGCCGATCGTCGAGTCGAAGCGCCATGAACGCGAAGTCATGGCGCGTCACGGATACGAGAAGGACTGATGACCTCAGAACCCGACATCGAGAGTGAACTGCCCAAGGCCGACGAGGCCGTCGCGGTCCCGCAGACGGAAGCCGTGCAGGATTCTGCACCGGACAACTCCGCCGCGGAGGACGCCGTCCTCGATCGGCTGCTCGGCATCGACGAACCTGCTCCACGGCAGGTCGAGCGCACCCCGGAACCGTCTGCTCCAGCGAATGATCCCGACTTCGATCGGGCGCTGAAGGCATTGCAGCGCGACGGGGTTCCCGCAAGCGTCATCGAAGGCATGAGGACCGATCCTTCCGCATTGAAGGAATGGGGACTCAAGGCCGCGAAGCGCCAGGCGGACGTGGATGCCTTCGGATCCAAGGTCGCGAAGGCGAAGGCCGATGCGACCGAAGCGCCGAAGGCGACCGAGTCCAAGCCGAAGGATTCAGTCGAATCGGACGATGGAGAGGCGGACGCCGATCCGTTGTCCGAGTTCGGTGAACTCTTCGGTGACGAGGCCGCGAAGCCGATCCGCTCGTTCGCAGACAAGCTGCGGGCGGAGTTCGACGCCAAGGCCAGGGGACTCGAGATCAAGTACGAGACGCAGGCGGCGTACAGCCGCATCGCGTCCCAGTACGGCAAGGACGCACCCTCCTTCAATGACATCACGGAGGTGGCCGCGAGGGTCGGGCGCGAGAATCCCGGCAAGTTTGAAAACATCACCGAGATCGTCGCCGAGGCATTCCGCCTCCGTGCGGGCGAACCGAAGAGGACAGATCCCCGCGCCATCGCGCGGCCGACCGTCGGCAAGCAGCCGCCGCGTCCGGTCCGCGAGACTGACCGCGAGGACGTGATCCTCGACGTTCTCCTGTCCGGCGGAACGCGCGCCGACGCGCTCAGAGCAGCAACACGCTAAGGAGAGGCATCGATGCCTTCCATCCAGACCTTCAACGACTTCATGACCTCGACTGGTCCGGCGTACCTCACGTCCGCCGACCAGGTCATCAACGAGGCCGTCAAGAACACCTACGCATTCTCCCGCCTCCTCAAGGGCAAGACCTCCGAGCAGACCATCCAGGGTGGCACCGAGATCCGCGACGTCATCATGTTCGATGACTCGCGCACCTACGACCACTACCAGCCGAACGACACCTTCACCTGGCGCAACCCCCAGGTGACCGACTACGTGCGCGCCCCGTGGCGGTTCCACATCGACCACATGAGCTGGACCGACGCCGAGGTCGAGCTGAACACGGGCGAGACCGCCGCCAGCACCAAGGTCGCCTACAAGCGGCTGAAGCGCATCAAGGAGCAGCGCATGTGGACCTCGATGCTCAACGGCTTCGAGGAGGATCTGTGGGCCGTGCCTTCGATCTCCGGCATGGAGGACGAGTCGGGCAAGCTCCCGTACTCGCTGCCGTACTTCATCAGCGAGATCGGCCAGAACTTCGGCGGATCCCTCGGTCTCCGCGGAACGGCTCCGTACACCGGAACGTCGAACGCATCGACCACGGTCATGCGGATCAATCCGTTCACCGAGAACCGCTGGACGAACTGCATCGAGCTGTACGACTCCGCGAAGCTCAACCCGCAGAACTCGGCATGGGGTGACGTCGGCAGCCACGCGCTCGAGGGCGACACGGTCTACAACCAGAGCGGAGCCACGGCGAACTACCGCATCGGCAACCTCTTCCATGCGTTCGACACCATGATGATGCGGCTCAAGTACGAGGCTCCGTCGACCCGGACCCAGTACTTCGAGAACCCGAACCTCAACCGGCAGATGATCCTGTCGTCGCGGCTCGGCGTCCAGCAGTACCGCAACGCGCTCCGTCTCTCGAACGACACCCTCGTGTCGTACCAGGACGCGGCGTACTCGAGTCCGTCCTACGCGGGCATCGACGTGACCTACTGCTCGGATCTCGACACCGCGGCCATCTTCGCGGCGTCACCGACCAGCACGACCACGACCGTCGCCCAGACCCTCACCGGGTACAACGGCGCCGACGCCGATGCATCCAACGGTGCTTTCGTCAACTTCGGAACCGAGGACGGCGCGTACACGATCTGCCGCGGTCCCCGCTACTACTTCGTGAACGGCAACTACCTCACGCCGATCTTCCACAGCCGGCGCTACTTCAAGCAGCACGAGGTTCTCCGCCACCCCAACCAGCCGTTCACATACGTCCAGCCGGTTGACTGCTGGTCGAACCTGTTCTGCAACAGCCGCCAGCGTCACGGAATCGTGTCGCCCCTCGCCGCCACCGGCACCTGATAGAAAGGACCAACCAACATGATTCCCGGAATCCTCACT